TTATAGTCACATCTATAAGCTGAGAACCGTACCGCAGTCCAATGCAAAGGGCACGTGGTTTGGTTGGGACATCCAGAAAGTTGGGCCCGTACAGGACAAAGGAACGTACGACGCAGCGAAACTATTTTCACAAGGTGTCAGTAAGAACACTGTGAAAGTGTCCCATGAAGAAGAAACGCAGACAGCGTCTTCTTCATCTTACTAAAACAAGGGCGGCTTCGGCCGCCCTTTTTATATAAAGGGACAGAATGGACATAGAGAAATTTAAAGAAATATTTAGAGGGCTGAATGTTGCCTACGGTAAATTTATACCCTCTGATACCAACGATGCAGGCAAACTGCAGGGGGACAATAAGATTATAAGACAGCCTGACGGTTTACCAGATAAACTGTGGGAAGATCATCTTAACGGCACAAACAGTTTAGGTATCATACCAATTGACGAAAACAACGAGTGTCGTTGGGGCTGTATTGATATTGACAAATACAATGGCTTTGACCACAAAAAATTAATTCAAAAGATTCGAGACAAACAACTACCGCTAATTGTTTTTAAATCAAAGAGCGGTGGTGCACATGTCTTTATGTTTTTCACTGTCCCTGTGAAAGCGAGTCTCGTGCAATCTAGATTAAAAGAGTTTGCTTCTTTTCTAGGTTGTGCGGGCTCAGAAATTTTTCCAAAACAAGTTAAGTTGTTATTGGACAAGGGGCAAACCGGAAACTATTTAAACCTACCATACTTTGGTGGGGACAATAGCACCCGTTGCGCACTAGACGACGAGGGCAATCCTTGTAGTTTAGAATCATTCTATTCTACGTATTTGACTTATGCGCAGAACAACGCGGATGTAGAGTACATTAAACAACCCGATCATTTTGAAGATGGTCCACCATGTTTGAATACTTTGTATCACAATGGTGTGCCAGAGGGCGGACGAGACGAAACCATGACAAACGTCGCTGTGTATTTTAAAAAGTCTGGTAAGACAGAATTTTTATCTGAACTTTTGAATGTCAATAATCAGATGTGTGATCCTCCTTTGTCACAAGGACAAGTGCAAAAGATAGAACAATCTGTGTCTAAAAAAGAATACGACTATGCCTGTAACAAAGAACCTCTTTGTTCAAACTGCAATCGTCGAGAATGTTTTAGAAGAAAGTTTGGCAAAGGCGAAACAGATTTAGATGTTGCACCAACAGGACTAGAAAAGTATGGATCAGAACCACCGTTGTGGTTTTTATCCTTGGATGGTGTTGACAAACCATTGGAGTTGGAGACAGAGGATTTGCAAAACCAAATACGTTTTCAAAGACGTTGTATGGAGCAGTTAAGTATCATGCCAAAGATAATACCTGTGCCGAGATGGACAGAAAAGATCAGCACGATTTTAAGCAACGCAACATCAACACCGATCAAAGGTGTTAGCAACACAGAGCAGTTTATTGAGTATCTTAAAGAATGGTGCACCAGCAAAGGTGCAGCAGAAACAAAAGAAGAGATAACCCTCGGTAAGCCATGGCTGAATCGTGAGGCCAACCAAGATCGCAAACATCACTTCTTACTAAAAGATCTTGAAGAGTTTTTGCAGAAGAAAAAGTTTACGGTGTTTCAAAGAAACAAAATGGTTCGCATCATTGAACAAGAACTAAAAGGCACAAAGAAAACACTTCGTGTGTCAAAACCAGACGGCGATGCATTTTTAAAAGTGTGGGTCATACCAGAGTTTGTTGATGACATGGAGGGCGTAGAAGTTGCAATACCTGACATGAAAGAGAAAGAATCCTACTAGTGGCAGAGATTGTTAAACTACTCGGTCCACCTGGAACAGGAAAAACAACAACTCTCCTTGAGTACGTAGAAAAAGAAATGGAGAGTGTACCGATAGAAAACATAGGGTATTTTTCTTTTACACGTAAAGCAGCAAATGAGGCAAGAGACAGGGCAATAAAAAAATTTAATTTAGATAAAAAAAGTTTTAAGTGGTTTTCAACACTGCATTCTTGTGGTTATCATTCTATCAACCAAGAGGGGCGAACGGTTATGGGCAAGCCTCAGTTCAAATCGTTTGGTGACAAGATTGGACTAAAAGCAAAACTTTTAGTCGACACCGAAACAGGCATGTCAGATAATATTTATTTAAATCATCACAACCTAGCTAGAGCACGAGGCATATCGTTAGAAGAGCATTATCGAAAATATGTAGATACAACGATGGTTGACTGGAAATATCTCGAACATGTGTCAACGGCTTACGAGGAGTTTAAACAAGTCAATCGTTATATTGACTACACGGACATGTTGTACGAAGCAGTCAATGATAACTTGTTGCCCGCTCTTGAGGTTGTGTTTATCGATGAGGCACAAGACTTGACACCGTTGCAGTGGGCGATGGTCGAACATTTTTCATCGACAGCAAAAAGATTGTATCTAGCAGGTGACGATGACCAAGCCATATACAGGTGGCTTGGTGCAGATGTTGAAAGATTTATAGAGTATCCTGGAACAAAAATAGTTTTACCTCAATCGTATCGAGTCAAAAAGAAAGTACAAAATTTTGCGCAACAAATAATTACAGTCACTAAAAATAGAATACAAAAAGAATGGGAGTCACAAGAAGAAGAGGGTGTTTTAAAATATCATCAAAACATACAAAGCGTTGACCTGAGCACAGGTAATTGGTTGCTGCTAGGCAGAGACAGATATGTTTTAAATAATCTTGAACAAGAATGTCGTAATCAAGGGCTATGGTACGAGAAGCAAGAGCATAAAAATATTGTGCGCCCAATATCACAAAGAATGTTTGATGCTGTGATTGGTTGGAGCGATTTGATGAAAGGCGAGATGATTGACAAGAAAACAATTAAAAAAGTTTTTTTCTACAAGAAAGTTTCAGACAAATACGAAGAAGAGTTAGACATGATGAACGATAAACATCTTTACGATCTTGACACACTAACAATACTCTTTGGTCCTTTTAGTGTGGGTGAGTGGCACAAAGCATTAGACAAAATTAATTTACAAGATCGAGCGTACTTGCTACGTCTTGCTATGGGTAACGAAGACATCACAAAACACCCAAGAATAAAAATATCAACAATTCATGCAGCAAAAGGCGGAGAATGTGATAATGTATTATTAACAACAGACATGAACATAAAGACATATCAATCATATCAGAAAGACTCTGACGACGAACAACGCGTTTTCTATGTTGGTGCAACCAGAGCAAAGGAGGAACTGCATGTGTTGTTACCACAAACAACAATGCATTTTAAGTTAGCGTTATGAAAAAGAAACACGATCCTGTAAACTTTCCATCACACTACAATCAAGGCGACATTGGTTGCATCGATGCAATAAAAGCATGTCAAGGAGATGGATTTAAATTTTACCTGCAAGGCTCAGCCATAAAATATATTTGGCGTCACGAGCACAAAGGCAAACCCATAGAAGATTTAGACAAAGCCATTTGGTTTTTAAACAAACTTAAGGAACAGTATGAATAAATTTGTATACAACGCGCCCACCGAGTGGACGCCGAAAGAACATTTTCCTGACTTGTCAAAAGAAAAACTGATCGCAATTGACTTAGAAACATGCGACACACAACTAACAACACATGGTTCTGGATGGGCGACAGGCAATGGTTATGTAACCGGCATCGCTGTAGCCACAGCTGATTGGGAGGGCTACTATCCTATTGCACACAACGGTGGCAATCTTGATAAGACAAAGGTTATCAGATGGTTCAAGACTGTTGCTAAACTAGATTGTGATAAAGTTTTTCACAATGCATCGTATGATTTAGGCTGGCTTAAAAGTCTAGGCATAACGGTCAACGGTAAGATACACGACACAATGATATCAAGCGCTTTGCTTGATGAGAACAGATATTCCTACACACTAAACAGTTTAGCCAAAGATAAGCTCGGTCGAACAAAGAACGAAGACTTATTGATCGCAGCCGCCAAAGAGTTTGGTGTTGATCCTAAAAAAGAGATGTACAAGTTGCCCTCGATGCATGTTGGAGAGTATGCAGAATACGATGCACGGCTAACGTACGATCTGTATCTGCTCAACAAAGAACAGATCGATAAGCAAGAACTACAAGACATTTACGACTTGGAAACCAGGTTGCAACCTTGTTTGATTGACATGCGTTTACAGGGCGTGCGCGTAGATCTGGAGCAGGCAGACATTGCAAAGAAAGAGTTGTCAGCAAAAGAAAAACAACTGATGGCTGAAATAAAAAAGATATGTGGTCTTGATGTAGAAATATGGGCAGCTGCGTCGATTGCACAGGCTTTTGATAAGCTCGGAATCAAGTATCCACGAACACCAAAGACAGAAGCGCCTAGTTTTACCAAAAACTTTTTATCAAATCACGAGCATGATATTGCAAAGAAGATTGTTGAAGCCAGAGAGATAAACAAAGCGAACACAACATTTATTGATACGATTCTTAAGCACCAACACAAAGGCAGAATACACTCTGAGATTCACCAGATGCGCAGTGATGACGGTGGCACAGTCACTGGACGATTTAGTTATAGCAATCCTAACCTGCAACAAATACCATCGCGTAACAAAAAAATTAAAAAACTTATTCGTAGTTTGTTTATACCTGAAGACGGTATGCAGTGGGGCACATTCGATTATTCACAGCAAGAGCCGCGTTTGATCGTGCATTATGCATATTCAGATGGACTCGATGTACGATCAATTGTTAACGGCTACCGGTCAGGTGAAGCAGACTTCCATGAGATGGTTGCAGAGATTGCACAGATCTCAAGACGACAAGCAAAGACGATTAATCTTGGCATGATGTACGGCATGGGTAAAGGCAAACTGATGAACGAACTCGGTATTGACAAAGAAGAGGCAGAAGAGATCGTATCTATTTATCAAAACAAAGTGCCGTTTGTAAAACAGTTGACATACAATGTGATGGACAAAGCATCGGCACGAGGTGAGATCAAAACACTTCTTGGCAGACACTGTCGCTTTCCATTCTTTGAGCCGCGTAAGTTTGGTGAGAAAGGTTTTTACAAAACAAAAGAAGAAGCAATCGATGCGTTGGGCCATGGTAATTACAAACGCGCTGGAACGTACAAGGCATTAAACAAATTAATTCAAGGCTCTGCAGCTGATCAAACAAAGAAAGCAATGGTGGACTTGTATGAGGAAGATGGTATCATACCT